CAATTAGAGAAAAAAGAATATAATTATAGATGTAAAGAGCCACCTATTAATTCTTATTGCAATGCTAAAGTATGTAGAGGAAGAAAGCATGGTATAGGAGGTAATGGTTCATCATTAGAGTTTAGTGCACTAACAAAACTAGAAACAGATCCACCAGTATGGTTCTTGGATGTTGGAGATGCACGTATGGAATTACAAACAGAAGAGCTACAGATACAAACTAAGTTTCAAAAGAAATGTATGAATAGTTTGAATCATATGCCTCCTCTAGTAAAACAGTCAGTATGGCAGGAGAATATTGAAAGATTAATGACTAATCTTATCAAGATTCCTGTTTCTGATGATGGGTCCTTGGCCGGTCAGTTCGAAGCTTTCCTCCAGGAGTTTTGTACAGACCGAGCCCAAGCCCTAAATAGAGATGAATTATTACTGCGTAAACCGTGGACAGAAGATGGGATTACCTGGTTTAGATTAAAAGATCTGCAAGATTATCTTACAAGAAATAAATTTACTTATTTTAATACAGGTCAGTTAGTACAAGCACTAAGACATTTAAAAGGTAAGAGTGAGAAATATAATCTTAAAGGTAGAACAGTGAGAGTGTGGGGTGTGCCTGCATATCAACAACAAGATTCAGCATTTGATATAAAGGAGGTTGATAGTGCCCCGTTTTAAATTTGGTGAAGTTAGGGAAGATGGTTACACCTATGTTGGTAAAAGATATGATCGTGAAGGAGAAAAAGGAGATTGGAGAAGCCCAGAAGCTTTTGAAAAATATAAAGAGAGAAATCGTATAAAGAAAAAAAGAAAATATGATGAAATATCTAGGATAGTAAATGAGTATAAATTGGAAAGAGGATGTGCTCATTGTGGTTATAAAGATGATCCAGTGGCATTGGATTTTCATCATGTAAATCCTAAGCATAAAGATAAAAATGTTTCGTCACATTGGAGAAGTAGTTGGAAACAATTTGAAAAGATGAAAGCAGAGATGAAGAAGTGCATAGTGTTATGTTCTAATTGTCATAGACTTGAAGAGAAAAAGATTAGAAATGAAAACTAAAATTATATTAGGTCCTCCTGGTACCGGCAAAACACATACGCTATTGAACCGTGTGGAAGAAGAATTGGCACGTGGCACACCACCAGATCGTATTGCTTTTCTAGCCTTTACTAAGAAAGCAGCAACCGAGGCACGTGACCGGGCAATGAAAAAATTTAAATTAGAAGAACAACACTTACCATATTTTAGAACTTTGCATTCATTTTCATTTTATCAATTAGGTTTAACTAAATCAGAAGTTATGTCACGAGACAATTATAAAGAATTTGCACAATCATTTGGTATGGATTTAGGATCTGTGACAGATGGTGCTGATTCCGGGGGTGTATTTACAACAGATAACATGTTGATAAATGAGGTTAATTTATCTCGTATGAAGTGTATGGAATTAGAACATCATTATAATCATTCTAATTTACAAGATGTATCATGGCATGCATTGCTTAGAGCTCAACGATCGCTTGAAGAATTTAAAAAGAAAAAAGAAATATTTGATTTTACAGACATGATTGAATTATATTTAGAGTCTGGTCCAGTTCCTAAACTAGACGTAGTCTTTATAGATGAAGCACAAGATTTATGTGCGTTGCAATGGCGTATGGTAGATAAAATTTCTGAGAATGCTAAAAAGATTTATATTTGTGGAGATGACGATCAAGCTATATACACTTGGGCAGGAGCTGATGTTAGACATTTTATTAAATTACCAGGTGAAGTAGAAACATTAAAACAGTCTTTTAGGTGTTCTAGTGTTATACAAAATTTATCTGGTAGAATAATAAATAGAGTTAAATTTAGACGAGCTAAGCAGTGGAAAGGAACAGACAGAGCAGGTTTTGTTCAATATCATAATTATCCAGAAGGAGTGAATTTAAAACAACCAGGCAGTTGGTTGGTATTAGCAAGAACTAATTATATGCTTGATGAGATAGAGCGAGATATTAGGTTACAAGGTATGCTATATAAAAGAAATAATAAATTACCTGTATCAACTAAATTATTAAATGCTGTAGAGGCGTGGAAGAAATTAAACAAGGAAGAAATGATTCCTCTTGTGGATATAAAAAATATTTACTCTTACATGTCTTCTCAAATTGGTATAGAACGTGGGCATAAGAATTTAAGAATGGCAGATAAAGAAGAGTATGGAATAGAAGAGTTAGTTATGCATCATGGATTACTAATGGGAGGTAGACCATGGGATGTAGCTTTTGATAAAGTAGGGAATAGAGATAAAGAATATTTACGTGCAATAGAAATGAGAGGAAATGTATCTACAAATCCTCAATTACATCTCAGTACTATTCACGGAGCAAAAGGAGGAGAAGCAGATAATGTTATGTTGCTTACAGACTTATCAAGAAAGTCACAAGAAGCAATGGAAAAAGATTCAGATGATGAATGCCGTGTATTTTATGTAGGAGCTACACGCGCTCGTAACCAACTACATATAGTACAACCACAAAGAGAAGGAGGGTTCATAATATGACCAAAGAAGAAATACTTAAGAAAGCAAAAGAACTTATCACTGGTGATAGGAATGATACACATGGAGATGCATATAGGAATCATGCAGAAATTGCAGAATTTTGGAATATATTTTTAGATAAAAAATTACAGCCAATGGCTAATATTACAGCTGAGGATGTAGCATTGATGATGGTATTAATGAAGATATCAAGAAACAGCCAAGGAAAGAAAAGTAACATAGATAACTTCATTGATATGTGTGGTTATGCAGCAATAGCAGGAGAAATTAATGACTCAGGATCTTTTTAAGACAGTGACTTCACAGTGGGCAGCGCCTACAGAATTTCCACATATAGAAAAACGTGTGGCTATAGATTTGGAAACATGCGATCCAGATTTAATTAAACATGGACCAGGATGGCCCCTTAAAAAAGGAAAAGTTATTGGTATTGCAGTAGCAACAGCTTCTTTTAAAGCTTACTATCCTATTGCACACGACGGTGGTGGTAATATGGATGATAAGAAAGTTATAAAATATATTAAATCTATATGTCAAGATGAGTCAATTGAAAAAATATTTCATAATGCACAATATGATATTGGTTGGCTTAGTGTTCTAGGAATAGAAGTTAAGGGTAGAATACATGATACCATGGTAGCAGCAGCTCTTATAGATGAGAATAGATATTCGTATACTTTAAATAGTATTGTTCACGAATACCTGGGTGAATTTAAGAATGAACAAAAGTTAAAAGAAGCCGCTGATGCATTTGGTGTGGATGCAAAGTCAGAGATGTATAAATTACCGGCAGAATTTGTAGGTGAATATGCAGAAGCAGATGCTGATTTAACTTATAAATTACATGAGAAGTTGTCGTGGGAGATTGTTAAGGATAATCTTACAACAGTATATGATGTCGAATGTAAATTAATTCGCGTTATATTTCAAATGACTCGACGTGGTGTTAAATTTGATACTTACAAATGTATTCAGTTAAATGATAAATTTCACAACAAAGAAAAGAAATTAATGAAGCGTATTAAAGATTTAACTGGTCTTAACATAGAGATATGGGCTGCGGCATCAATATCAAAAGCTTTTGATGCTTTAAATTTACCGTATGAAAGAACAGATAAGACTAATGCGCCATCATTTACTAAAATGTTTTTGACAGATCATCCACATGAACTGCCAAGATTAATTATGCAAGCACGTGAATTAAATAAGTTAAGAGGTACATTCTTGCATGGACTAATGAACTACACAGAGGAGGGTAGAATACATGCTCACATTAACCAAATTAGGTCTGATACTGGGGGTACTGTGTCTGGTAGGTTTTCTTATAATCATCCTAACTTACAACAGGTTCCGAGTAGGGGGCAATTTGCGAAAGACGTTAGGAAATTATTTATACCAGAAGCGGGGCAATATTGGCTTAAAGCAGACTACTCACAACAAGAACCAAGACTACTTACACATTGGGCGTGCCTCGTCAACCAACCAGGTGCTGGGGAAGTACAGGAAGCATATTATAAAAAAGACCTCGACTTTCACCAACAAACAGCAGACATGGCAGGATGCGAGAGACGCCTTGCGAAGACTATTGGATTAGGTGTAATGTATGGAATGGGGTATAATAAACTGGCACGTGAACTAGATTTAGAGCCTCAGGAGGCAAAAGTAATGCTAACAGACTTTAGAAAAAAGGTTCCTTTTATGCAGGGAATGCTTGAAGCAGTGATGAATCGCGCGAACACTAAGGGTGTTATACGTACTTTACTTGGTCGTAAATGTAGGTTTGATTTATGGGAACCAACGCAATGGGGAGTACATAAACCATTACCATTGAATCAAGCGAAAGTAGAATATGGAGAAGCTATAAAAAGATATGGCACATACAAAGCGCTTAACAGATTGATTCAAGGGTCAGCTGCGGATCAAACGAAGAAAGCCATGGTAGATGTATATGAGGAACTAGGTGTAATACCTTTAATACAAGTACACGATGAGTTAGATTGTTCTGTTCAGAATGAGAAACAAGCAAAGGAAATAAAAGAAGTTATGGAAACATGTATTAAATTAGAGGTGCCATCAAAAGTTGATGTAGATTTAGGAGATAGTTGGGGCGGATGAACTGGATTTGTGCAACATTAATGGTTTGTTTATCTTTTAATCCTGCAATGGATTATACAAACAATGAAGAATTTATAGAGGATGTACGTGCATGCGCAGTACACCACAATTCTATGTATTCGGAAGTAGAGAGAGTCCCCATAAATCTAGTTATAGCGCAAGCCATACATGAATCTACATGGGGCACATCTAGATTTGCTACGGAAGGTAATAACCTCCTTGGGATCCGCACGTTTGACTCAGCAGATGATCAACTAAAGCCGCTAAATAAACCTAATGCAACATGGGGGCTTAGGATCTTTGAGACTAAGTGCGAATCCATATCTTATTATATTGAACTATTAAATAATAATCATCATTATAATGAGTTTAGAGAAGAACGAATAAACCAGTATTTTAGCGATAAAATAGACTTAGAAAAACTAGCGATGACACTTGCAATCTATGCGGAAGATGTATATTATACGCAAAAAATCATCAGAACATTAAGGGAACTAAATGACAACTAAGAGTGACGGAAAACCCGGGTACCGAGCCCAAGGCAAAGCAAGATCAGCTAATAAAAAGAATAATTTTGCTATTAACGCGGAGCAGATGGAATATGAAAGAAGAAAAGTACTTGAACAAATGTCTACAAAAATTGACAGAAAAAAGCTCAACAATATGGCAGCAGTTGCTGCAACTAAAGAACCAGAATACCTTGATGAAGAAGGAAACAAAAGAGAACCAAACTTGCGCATACTTTCACTCGGGGCAGGGGTACAGTCTTCCTGTCTGGCACTCATGGCGCAAGAAGGATTGACAAAACATAAACCAGATTACATGATTTTTGCTGATACGGGATGGGAACCATCTTTTGTGTATGAGCATGTTGAATACTTAAAGAAAGCTATAACAATTTGTCCACTCATTACTGTAGAACGTGGTAATATTCGCGAGGATCTTATCCGTGCAGCGAACCCAATTCCAGGGTCAAATGAGGAACATAAATCTTTCGCCGGACGCGTACCAAATCCTCCACTATTTGCTGCGCAACCTGGTGGAAGAGTGGGAATGTTATACCGTCAATGCACTCATGACTATAAGGTGATCCCTATTCAGAAAAAAATTAGAGAAATACTGGGAGTAAAGCCAAGACACAGGGTAAAGAAAGGAACAATTGTCGAACAGTGGATAGGTATATCTACAGACGAAGCTATGCGTATGAAAAACGCTAGACTTCCATGGTTAACATCACGTTGGCCTTTAATAGAAATGAAGATGTCCCGTATGGATTGTCTTCAGTGGTATCGTGATATAAAAAAACACCCTATGCCTGGCAAATCGTCGTGCATAGGGTGCCCTTACCATCACAATGATCAATGGAAAAATATGCAAAAAAATTATCCAGAGGATTTTGAAGATGCATGTGAGGTTGATGATAAAATTAGACATGGATTAAAGAATACGAAGGCAGAGTTGTTTTTACATAAATCAGCGAAGCCACTGCGTGATATAAATTTCTTAGAGCCTAAAAAGCAAGCATCATTATTTGGTGAAACATTTGATGAAGAATTCGCGGATGAATGCGAGGGACTTTGTGGAGTATGATAAAAGCAGAGTTCGCCCAGGACCTGAATTTAAGTGTTTTGAATGTGGTGGATGGTTTAAGAGATTACTATATTGGAGTAGTAAACAGTTTAATTCGGAACAAAAATATGATATAATGTTCCTTTGCAGCGCGAAATGCGCATTGGAGAAGTATGAAAGAAATAAATAATAAGTTAGGACAAGATTTATTCTTGGCCCTTAAAACTAAATATGAATCAGAAATAGAGCAAGCAATTGTTACATCCATGGTTTATTTTACTAACCCTACTGCTATAGGTGAACATCCTCAATTTCTTGATGAGTTGGATAAACTTATGGAAAAAGGAAGTGCAGCAGCGGACAAATTAGATTTTTTATCCAAAGCTTTTGATCCTAAAGTGGCATATGGCAAAAGTTGGGTTAGCTAAACATACAGGCCGACGAAAGTTGGGCAAGAAAAAAAGAAAGAGAAGATCCGCGTTATGGAAAAAAAGACAAAAGAGAAGATAACAGTATCTAAAATTCCTCTTCAAGAAACTCGCTTGTTTTATTGGAGATACCCTGGCTGGGAAGAATTAAAAAAGAAATTATTACCAGAAATATTACAACATAAAGAAGAAACGCCTGAAGCTTTAGTTGGGACTAATAATTTATGCTGGCGTGGAAGAAAAGAATACATCAATCAAAAAGATTTTTTTATTCCAATAGCTAAACTTGCTACGGCATGGTTAGAAAATTATTTTCCTAATAAATTATTTACTGTAGATATCTT